GCTGAAACGTCGTCGCCGTGTTGGCTTGCGACGGGTCCATTTCGACATAGACGCCAGGAACCCGGTTGCTTTCAGGGTAGAACGTGAAATTGATCGCCATTACTCGGGCCCTCCGCGGCGCCCGTGCACCACTGGCCGCGCCGCGTCGGCGTGCGCGTGAGTTGGCAGGTGTTCCGCTGGCTTCGGTGCCGGCGCCTCGACCCGCACCACGTCGCCGTCGCGCAGCCGGCGCCGCCAGTATTGATTATCGGGCACGTCGGCGCCCTCGAGGTCGAGCATGGTGAGCGTGCCCTCATAGGGGATTTTCACGTCGGGGTTAGTTGGTTTCACTCTCATGATATCGGCCCCATGTCGCTGATCGTGATCTGTGAGCGCAAGTTATTGCCGGCGCCTGCCATTGTGATGAAATTAGCCGGCGGTGTGAGCGGGTCGACGGTCGCGAGCTCGACCAAAATTAACGGATTGGCGGGAACGTCGAGGATAAAGGAAACTGTTGCCCCGCAAGCCGGCGTCGCGGCGCCCTGTTTGTAGATGAAAACCTGGCGTTGGAAATTGCCGGGGCTGATGCGTACGCCGCCGATTGCCAATGTCGTGCCGCCAATGTCTTGAATGTTGAGCGACACCACGACCAGGATGCGCGACAGCCCGGCGCGGGTTAGTGCCGTATAGGTGCCCTGCCAATATTGCCCCCACGCCGCATTAGGCAGGGTCGTAAACGACCCCGGCTCGATAACAAGTGTGGCCGCGCGGCTGTCGAGCGCATCGGTTAGGATGCGGTTGCGCGCCGAGGTTTGCGCATCCTCGACGTAAACATTCGTGCCGCTGCGCCGCCGTATCACAAAGCCGGCACCCGCTGTAATGTCATCGTAAAGCAGCGCGCCAAAGCCGCTCGGTGCCGTCGCATTGCGCCAGATAAGCCCGTAACCCTCGCCCATAAACAGCGATTGTTCCATGTCATTGGTGCCGTCAACTTTCAGATAACGGGCATCGCCGAGCGCCTGGTCGATCACTGGCCGCGAATTGGTGCCGTCGTTGTCGGTGATGGTGAGCGGGTTGTTACCCTGTCCTTTGGTTATGACCAGAGAGTTAGCCGGCTCGCTCCACTGGATTCGTGCCAACCGCACGCCAAAGTGCACCGCGGCGTCAGTTTGCGGCCCGGTGGTGCCGACCATGTAAATGTCGCCGGTCATCTGCCCGCCGTCGCGGCGCAGATAGTCCGAAAGGTCGGGCACGCTGATGGCGTCGACATCGGCTTTACGCGCGGCATCGTTGGGCGCGGTCGGCACCCCGAGCGAGGTGATCTTGCGGTTGCTCATGTTGATTTCGACTTGCGGCATGATCGCCGCTGGAGTCCACGCCTCGACCAGCGTGCCGCCGACGTTGAATTGCACCATGTTAGGCAGGCCGAGGAATCCGTTGCTGTTGTTGCCGAGCATCAGTCCCGGTGCGCTGCCGCTTCCCGACGGAACGGTCATCAAGACCCCGGTCATTTGCCCGAAGTCGCGGCGCACATAGTCGGCGTCGAGCACGTCTGTCGGCGGCAAGGGCCCCTCGGGTCCAGGCGGTCCGGGCGGCCCAAGGTCGCCGCGCTCGCCCTCGTCGCCCTTTTCGCCGTCCGCGCCCGGCGGCCCCTCGTCGCCTTGCAAGCCAGGCGGTCCGGGCGGGCCAATGTCGCCCCGCTCGCCCGGCGGGCCAGGGTCGCCTTGCGGTCCTGGCGGGCCCTCGGGCCCCGGCGGTCCTTCGGGCCCTTCCTCGCCGCCGCCGCCACCGCCCCCGTGCGCGTCCGCGTAGCGCTTGGTCGCCACCTCGTCGTCATTGACCGGGTCGCGCCAGGCTGCGAGCGGCCCTTGCATGCTGTCGCCGGTGCGCTGCACCGCGCGGGCGGCAGATATCGAGGCATCGGCCGCCGACTGCGCCGCGGCTTGCGCCGCGAGCACCGCGGCGTTCGCCGCCGTCTCGGCCGCCGCCGCTGCCGCCGCCGCCTGCTCGGCGACCGTCCGCACCTGTGAAATGAGGCTCTGCAGGTCGAGGATTTCATCGCGAGCGGCTTGGAAGTTGTTGCGCACCTCACTGGTGCGCGCGAAGCGCTCGGGCGGATATGACGGGTCAATGGCGCTAGGCATTAGGCGGCTCTATGAAATCCCACACGGTGCGGGCGTTGTCCCAAACCGTCGGGCTGTTCGGGTTGTCCCACACGGTCGGCGGCTGCAAATTGGCGATGACCATACGGATTGCCGGGTCGGGGTGGCGCACCACCGGGGCGAGGTGAATGTTGAGTTGAATCTCTTGCAGATCCTCGGCGGGCCACAGCCACGTGTCGCCGACCTGCTCGTCATTCGGCACTGAATAACTGCCATTCAATGCTGAATTCCCACTGGTAGAACAGCCGCGCTCGGTTGAAATCGAGCATGCGCCCGCCCGCCAGCCAAAAGCCTTGATGGTTCGGCACGCGATTGGTGCCGGGTCCGCCGATTGCCGCTTGCGGCTGCCATAGCAACAATGCCCGGCAAAGTTGCTCCTGCATCTCGTCGTAACGCATCGCCGGGCCCTGGCCGCGGCGGTCGGGCACGGCGAATTCGACGATGACGCCAAAGGTACGGGTGACGGTCTGCACCAGGCCGACCATCACCTCATTGCCGTTGCTTTCCTGGTCGAGCGGCAGCACGTAGGCCGCCGGTAATGGCATTGTCGCATTGTCCGCTTGCAGCCCGGCGACATAGTCGGCGGCGCCGGCGATCCTGCCGCCGAGCAGCGGGACATGCTGGCGCAGTTGCTCGATCGTGCCGGCGAGCAGGTGCGGGACGACAAAGCCAGGCTCGGCGCCGTTCTCGCCGTTCTCGCTCATTTCGTCTCGCGCCATTTGAGCCCTTGGTCGAGGGCGAGGCGCACCCGCTTTTCCAGTTCCGGCGCCTGCTCGGCCATCACGCGCGACAGAAACGGCCGCGCCAGCAACACGCGGGCGGCATAGGCGCCACGTCGACGAGCTCGGGCACGCCGCGCATGCGCGGCGGTGCGGCCATGCGGGTTGCCGCCACCGCGGGCGCCCGCCTCGAGGAACAGCCCATAGAACGCGCGGGCACGCACCGCGAACCCCTCGCCCGATTTGAACGGCTTGGCCGCGATCGACGCGGCAAGCGTGCCCGAGACTGACACCGGGGCGGCGCCCGGTGCGCTCGCCCGATAGGCGCCGCGCCGATAGGCGCCGCGATAAGCCGACCCGCCGCCCCCCGAATAGAGGCGCCCGCCGCCGCCCTTGCGGGCGATTGCCTTGCGGGTCGCGGTGCGCACGGTGCCCGCGGCCGAGCGCATCAGGTTGCGCAGTTCGCGCTTGTCGAGTTCGACCGTGCCCCACGACGAGATAGTCAGGCGCAATGCGGTCAATGCACCGCCGCCGGCGAGGGCGCCGGATTTTCGAGGAACCCGGCGAAGTCGGTTTCGTCCGCCATCGTCACGACCCGCTCGAGCTCGGCTTCCACCTCGGCGAAGCGCTTGCGGCCGCCCACCTCTTTAAGCCGCCGCACCCGGAAAATTTCGCCGCGCAAGGTGTCGTTATCAGGCCGCATGGTCGCTCGGATAATCACGTGCGTCAGAGGCAGGTAGTCGCACCAGCGCAGCCGGATCAAATGCGAGACGGGCGTTTCGACCATCGCCGAGTTGTAGAACGTCGAGGGGTAAGTCGCCTGAATGTCGGCGTGGACTCTTGCGAGCAGCACCAGGCTTTCGCTGATCGCGCCCTCGGGCCCCGGCGCCTGGCGCCGCTCACAGAGGTTCACGGGCCAGCGTAGGGCACCGATACCGCTGGCCCCGGTCAATGCACCCGACGGGTTGTCAGGCATCGCCTAGGGCGCCCCAAACGACCACAGACGGTGCGCGCCCATCACGTTGTAGGCCGCCTCGGGCAACGCCGCCTCGACGTCGCCCCGCTGCTCGTAAAGATGCGCGGTCAAGATCAGGATACCGGCGCGCACCAGGTCGGGGATCTGCTCGGGCGTTTCATAGCCCGCCTCGTATTCAAACCGCACGCTCATCGCCGGCATCATCGGCACCAGCGAGGGCTGAATCATGACCTGGCCGGGTTCGACACCAGCGTTGACGGTGTAAAGTTCCGCGTCGGCGATTTTAAGCTCGTCGACCGGGCCCCACGCTACCTCGGTCACCTTTTGCAGCGGCGCCCGCGGCAGTTCGATCGGCTTGCGGATTAAGGGCGGCCAGTTGAGCGGGAAAACGATCAGCGATTGCGGCACCAGCGGCGAGGCGGTCGGCGGTGGCGAATTGGTGATCGTGTACCTAAACCCGGTCGGGCACAGTGCCCGGTTGAGGTACGCCTCGGCCAATTGGCGGGCGGCCGAGAGGTAGAGTTTGAGCAGCCCGTCATCATAGTCGTGGTCGATCCGGCAATGCTTTCGCACAAGGTCGAGCTCGACCGGCTCGGCCGTCGGCGGCGTCACGACTTCAAGCCGGGCGAACACTAGTAAACCAGGTGGTAGTAACCAAAGCGCCCGCCGAGTAGTGCCAGGATCAGCACCACCACGAGGATTACCACCAAGATCGGGACAATGCCGCCGTAGGGCCCGCCCTGCTGGTAGTAGCCGCCGCGGTAATAGTAACCGCCGCCGCCCAACAGCAGCACCAGCAGAATGATGATTATGATCAGGTCCATTTACAGCCCGTCGTCGTCGGGCCCGGCGCCCTGGCGGTAAGGCGGCGGCTGCACCCCGCGCAAGGCCCACTCGGCATCTTCGGGCGCGGGGTGCTCGTCGTCATCTTCGATCAGGTTGACGCGCTCGGCCCGCCCCGCGGCGACGAGGCGCCGGGCGATTGCCGCCGGGAAGGTTGCGACATCGCCCGCCATGTACATTTGAAACGTCCGCACAAAGCGCACGGCGTAAGCCACCCCCGCCTCGCGTTGGCGGGTCAATTGCTGCGAGCGTGCCATTAGCGGCGCCTATGCGGCGTCGGCGTGCCGTTCTCGGGCGGTTCGGGCGCCGGCTCGGGCGGTTCGCCGGCAGGCGGTTCGCCGAGCGGCGGGTCGGGCGGTTGAATTGGCGGCGTGCCGCCCGGTTGCGAGGTGAGCGGCCCGGCAAAGGCCGAGGTGTGCCCCATGCCGGTCACGACCGTTGCCGGCGGCGGCACCACCGGCGGCGGCGGCCCCGGTACCCACAGCACCGGCGCCGGGTCGGGGTTCTGCGCGTCCGCGGGCCAGGCCGCCGGCGCTTGCGCCCAGCTGCGATTGAGCGGTTGCGAAGAATATCCGCGGCCTTGCAATCCGTCGCGGCGGGCGGCGTTAAGCCCGGTCGGGAACCATGACGTTGTCGTGCCGATCGCCAGCGATTGAAGGTGTCGCATGTTGAAATCGTGCTCGCTGATGACGCGGAACAGGGTTTGATCGCGTTGGAAAGCCGAGACAATCGCCCCGTCGGTGCCGTAATAGGCCGCCACGTCCGAGGCGTCGACCAGCACGTTCAAGGTATCGGCGATGACGGTGTCGGCCATGTCGACGAGATAGATTTCGCTGCCGTTGCCGCCGCCGAGGTTCGCCGGGATCTGTTGCGTGTATGACCACGGAATCCCTTCAAGCACGCCGCTGGCGATTTCGTCCTTGTAATAAAACCCGCCCTGCAAATCGCGCCGGGTCGCGATAAAGCGTAAGGTCGCCGGGTTCATAAACCAGTGCGGCCGGATCATCCGGGATAGACCATTGATCAGAGTCAGCATCAGCACCGACAGCCCGTCGACCACGGCGGCGAGATCATTGCCTGCCAATGGCACCAGATTTTCGGCTAGACACAGCGTGCGCCAGCCGACCGGTGATTTACCGAGGCCGTCACCGCGCAAAAAGGCCAAGTCTTCGCGCCGCGCGAGCGTCTGAATCAGATCGTCGCGCACCACTTCCTCCACGCCAATCGGCGCGCGGCGGATCAGATCATTCGAGACTGGCACCAGTGCCGTTAGCTTTTTCGCCGACAGGTTCAAGTCGTCGAATACCTCTTGCGTCAGCGCAATGTCGTCGAGCTCGCCCTGATATCCGGCTTGTGCACCGCCGGCGAGGCGCGGCATTGTCATGTTGCCCATCGGCATGCCGATCGTCATTGGCGAGGCGCCGCGCACTACCGTTGCCGCGCGCAACAGTTCAATAAGTTCCGACATGAAATCTTGCGGGATAAGCGCGCCGCCCTCGGCGACCACGCTGTAATTCAGCGCCTTGATCGCAGTCGCAACTTCGCGATCCTTAAACCGGTTAAAGATGAATTCGGCGGCTTTGTCGTCGCCAAACCATTTGCGGTGTGCGACGCCAATGATAAACCGCGCGGCTTTGTAGCCGCGGCCCTCGACCGGGGCGGCTTTCGGCCGCGCCCATACGCGCAGCCCACCGCGGGAATTCTCGCCGAGGAACGCCGCCGACCCGTCGCCGCCGAGCTCGGCCGGCGCCGTGTTCTGTGTACGCACAATGACACCTCCGAATGAAGCCTCGTCGCCCGACCCGTTGCCGATTTCCTGGTCGTCGTTTTCCTCGGCGTTGTTGGCGTCGACCGTAAGCGCCGCCTCGAGCCGTTCCAGGCGCCCCGCCAGGTCGGCGATTTCCTGTTGCAGCACGGCAAATTCGGAAATCTCTTCCTCGGACAGCGTGTCGCCCTCGGGCAATTCTTCCTCTTGCTTGGCGAGCTCCTTTAGACGGGCGATCTTTTGCGCCCGCTGGTGCCTGATTTCCGCTAGTCGCATCGCTTTCCCTCCGGGGCTGGCCGAGCGCTCGCGATATGTCGAGTAACAAATCGCTGCCCGCTGTTCCTCGTCGTATTCCTGCATGCTCGCGTCGCCCATGCAGCGGCTGATAAAGTCTTGCTCGGACTCATCGCCCGAGGGTGTCGGAACAGGCATCGGGTCACCTCAA